GTCGCCCGCGGCCAAGGGAGGGTGACGTAGCCACCCTGTTGTCACCATAAACCATCAACAATATTTATGTCATTCTTTTTTCGTGTTCCAGTCACTTCTTTCATCGTTTTATTTCCTTTCACTGCATTGCAACAGTAGTGAGCCGGTTGCAGATTATTCCAGTCTTGCGCTGCCGCCTCTTTGGATGCATAGCCAAACTCTCTCCATCTCGATACCGGCTTGATCTCATCAATCACAAACGATAGCGGATGATCGCTGTCGCTTGGTTCATCATAATGTATTGGTCCTAGTCTTCCTCTGCATATTCCACACTCTCCGCCTATAGCCTTCAACCTTGCCCGGTGCTTGCGTCTGAGGTTCCCATTTGCACTTCTGGGGTTTCCCATATCATTCACTCTTTTCTGCACAACAAAAGGCAGCCAAGCTCCTGCCTGCTGCCATCTTATTTACGCTTTATAAACTACCTAAGACCTCCCTTGCGGTCAATTCATTACTTCCAGCGTGCATCAGCTACTTGCCGACTATCGCAATCACGGCATCGTCTCATCCCTCACTGATTAAGTTTTCTGCGAATGCTTCCTGCGATAGAGTTTCCATTCGCCCTTTCGGTAGAAAAAAATGGAGTAGACTGTCATCTGCTACCATCTTCGTATCACCATACACTTTTTGTTTTTTACACTATAACATTTTTTTAGCGAACGCGAGCGAACGTTTTTCAAATTTTTTCAAAAAATCTGTTATGTTTCATTCTACAGGCATCCGCTGTATATTTCTCTTTGTTGGATGGTCGCAGGTAATTCATCTGCATTGCCACTTGGTTCCATGTCATGTCATCGATATAGTACACTCTCAATATCGTCCGCATCTCGCTCTTTGGGATGGTCTCTATGTATTCCTCTACGTCATTCTGAAATTCCAGCAGTTCTACCTCTCTCAACTCCAAGAGCTTCCGGTTCTTCTCTAAAGCCGTCTCCATTCTGGTTATAATGCCGTCTGGTATTCCAGTCACCTTTACGGTTCCGAGTGACTTCCGTCCCTTCTTTCCCATGGTCACCGTATCAGACATTACTGTAGTATGCAGCTTATCAATTCTATTCTGTTTGTCTTCAATCCGTCTCCGGAGATCCTTGATCTCCATCTTCATATCTGCGTATTCTATTAACACATTCTTGTCCATCGGCGACCACTCCCCTTATATTAATTCCTATCTTTTCCAAGTATTCCAGTACCGTCAATACCATTCGCTCTCCGATTCTTTCCGGTCGGCGTAGATAAATATAATCGGATCCGTTCCATCTGATCCATTATTCACTACCTTAATCTGTCCACGGTAGCAGAAGTCCTCTGCATCATCCAGATATACCGTGACAGTAATATCTCCGGACAGGATCTCTTCAATCCTTGCCGATACCTCACGCTTGAAAGCTACGGTATCTCTGACGTTTGGCTTTTCCACCGTGATCGGCGTTGGCTCTGCCTGCTCCTGCTGGTCAGCGCATCCGGTTAACGCAATGGATGCTAACAATACAGCAAGTGCTCTATTGATTCTTCTCATCGTCTACCTCCCTGTATGGCTTCGGTAATGGCATCCAGGCATTAACAAAAAAATCCATAGCTTGAATATGATTTTTCATCATCTCCTGGATAGAATGTACCACCCTCGTCATTTTCTTCGTATCGTGCGATATCTGGCATTGTGGAATTTTCGAATGATACCAGTATGTAGCTTTCATCTTCTGGCAGTCTCTCACTGCATGGAATCCACTTGCCAGGGACATTTGTGTCCTTAGCATCTTCCGCTCTTCCACCTCTAACAATCTCATAAATAATACCATCGTGATAATTACCAGCTCTATCTCTAATTGCATCTTTAAGAACGTGCTTATTTCCATTATATTTTTCTATAAAGCTATCGTAGCTTCTACAAGCAGGATTTCCACTGATTGCTCTCCACTCCACTCTATTAAATCTGTTAACAAGTTCGTTTATTTTCTTGTAAACATCTCTTCCAATCAAAGCATTTCCTCTATCAAATGAAAGCAAGCCAAAATTATATGCTTTAGAAGCATAATAGTCCACTTGATACGCCAGATAACCAATCAACTTGCCATTATGTACAATTGCATAGTCAAACCTACCTGTACTTGGTGCTTCCGATATATCTGGGCACCACTGTTCTAAACAACCTGTTTCATACATCATATCTGTTGTATAGTAATATTTTTGAAATCCTTTTTGGATTTGCTCTTTGTATAAAATTGCCGGAACTAACATTCTTTTCCACCTTCTTCCACAATCTCAATGGCCTTTTCGATATCCACTGCATATCCTGGATAATCAATCGGAGAGAAGCACTCTTCTTCCAGCATTTCTACGACCTTATCCACATCAAAAGCTGTCGGCGCATGATTCAGCATGTTTATCACATCAACCTCCGAAAAGGTTAGTTCGCCCGAATGCCTTAAATGTTCCGGATCTATAAAGCTAATTAATGCATCAGCATCAATCAATCTCATCAATCTCACTCCAATCAAATTTACAACCGCATTCGTTACTTTAGATCACCAACCGTCCACGGTTCTTTGTCTTCCCGCTTGACCATCGGGAGTTTGACATCAAAACATCTCAAGCCATATTTTATCCCCCAAGCGGTCCACACGCCACCAACATTTTTATATGGTTTTGAACTATATATAAATAATTTACCTCCCTCGCCCCTCACGACAAAATTATATACATCACGTATATAATCTATAAACGCCCTGTCTTGCCGCTGTTGCCAGTAAAATTGCCGTAAGTGCTTCAAACGCTATACTTAGGCTCAATCCTGCGATTCTTTCTCCTCTGGCTGCTGCCTTTGCCATGTCGCTTGATACCATGGATGTAATTAAAACATGTACGAGTGCTGTCGCCATCATAAGTACTTTGACCATTACTTCTCCTCCCATTTATTACAATATTCCGGATCGCATCCTCTGACCTTATCTGTCTTACAGAAATAATCACAGCCAGAGCCTTTTGCCTTATATTTACAGGTCTTACATAGATGTCTGTCTGCATTCGGTGCAGATTCTACTGCCTTATCAGCTCTGTATGTGCGTTTATGCCAGCTTACTGTTGATTCTGGGATATTTAATTTTTCCGCAATCTCAATGTTCGTCATTCCCTGATCTATAAGATTCCGGATTGCATTCTTTCTCGCTATCCTTTGTCTTTTTTTATAATGTTGCGCCATATCGTCGGTCGTTCCTCCTGATTCTAAGTTTAATCCCCATCTCTTCATCGATATTGTCTATGAAGTCCTGCCATCCAACGATATCATCCATCAGACACTCAGCCTTTAAATTCATTCTGTCAATAAACCTCTGACACCGCTTTGCGCCAAAATCAAATTCATCTCTGAGAGTTGCCACGCACAAGATAGTGAATGTATCCATTGTCATTTCCTTGATCTTTCTCGTGGCAATCTCCAAACTTTTTTTATCAAGCATGGTATGAATCTGAGTGGCATTCCGGAATCTGATTTCATCTTCCAGTCCCTTCACTCCCTTTTTCTTGACAATATTTAAAGCTAACTGTAATCCGTCCTCACGGCCGGCTATATAATTATCTACCTTCGCCATTTTTCTTTGCCTCTTTTCTGAGTAATTCAATCGCCATGTCTATGGCTTTCGTGGTTAACCCATTCCATCCCCAGTCTTTATGCTGTTCCAGGATGTCTGCTGCCTTTGTGTATGTCATTTTTATATCCATGGCTTTTCCTTTCTTCCCTCCGGTCTCCCGGAGGGTCGTGATATATTGCTATAAATAATTTTTGTGCACCAGCTCCATGAACTCTTCATGCGTGTGAGTACGTTCATATTGCTGTTGGAATATCCTGCATAGATATTCTCTGGTTTCCTGGTTGTTATGCACTGCTTCTGGCCCTGTTCGGTGATGTGGAATACACAGATCACACTTGAATCCATTCTCTTCGCTGGCATCTCTTAAGCCAGATCCGAAAAATACATGATGTTCTTCCGTGATTTTAGGTCTGTAATCACCGTTCCTGGCACACAAGAAGCAGATATGCTTATCTGACGGTAATATAGACGGTGGATGTCTTTTTTTCTTCTTTTTCCATTTCGGTTTCGGAAACATTAAATCACTCATCAGCTTCGCCCTCATACAGTTCAGAGGTTCCGTCTAAAATCTCTTTTTCACCAGGTTCGAAGTACCATCCATATAGTTCAAGAATCCGGTAGGCTTCCAGGCGAATCTGCCCATTACCTTTTTTGTATCTGCACATATAATCGTATACTTCATTACAGTCTGCTTTTATGGCATAATGCATAGTAATCAGCATCTGGTGGATGATACTGAGCTCGTCCACTTTTTTCAATGCCTCACCACGTTCTTCTGCCGAACATTCATACCAATCTTTTTCCAGGAGTACCTCAGACATTCTATATCTATAAACACTGCATCCTACCGCCACCAAGATCATCCAGATAGAATCCTTTAATCTTTGTTCGTTCTTTGCCGGATCAATCTTTCCAGAAATGATGTCTCGTATAAACTCTTTTCGGCGGGCGTCCATCTTTTTCATGACCTCTTTAATCTGCTTTTGCTTGGCTTTCCGCTCTTTCTCCAGTCTTTCAGCTTTCGTCTCTTTCTTTTTCACCTGCTTTTTCTTTTTGTAGACTTCGATGCCTGACCAAATGGTCCGCCAATATAACTGTTCATCGCTTTCCGGCACATGGATCTCTCCTAAATCATTATCTGTTTTGTATTCCTGAACCTTTTCCCATTTACCACTATCCCAGACACTCTTTTCATCATTATCGGACATCTTTTTAGCGCCAGACGCTTCCAAAGCAGATATGATCTTCTGCTCAACCTTTTCTCTTCTCTCAGATACAACTGCCGATCTGGCTCTTGCCACCAAATCTACAGAACTGCCGGACTGTCTTAATATCTCGTTTCTCTTATCGATATCTGTGATCTTTTCCAGCTCATACAAGCCTTTTAACGTCAGCTGATAGCCGTCATTCTGTTCTTTTTCTTTCAGTACGTCCTGATCAAGCTTCGCAATGTTTAAACGGTGTTTGATCGTGGATTTACTGAATCCGGTCTTTTCTGCTATCTGTTCCTCCGTATCACCCAGATCTAGCATCATCTGGAATCCGTTCGCTTCTTCCCAGATAGTGAGGTCGTTGCGCTGCATATTTTCTTCCATCATGATTCCAATCTGGTCTTTGTAATCAATCTTTTCAATTACTCTGCAAGGGAATTCGCTGACTGCTGCCATCTTTCCTGCCGCAAATCTTCTGTGACCGATCAGCAGCGTATACCCGTCCTGCTGCCATTTTCCTTTTTCATCCCAGTGTCCGATCATAACAGTCAGGTTCTGCATGATGCCTTTCTTTTTGATCGATTCCGATAACTCTTCAAGATCTCCAAGGTTTTTCCGCGGATTATCCGGATGCTCATGTATCTGCTCAGCCGGTATGTATATTAATTTTTCCATCTCTTCTCCTTTCAAGTCGGATATCTCTATCTGACCATCACATTCATAATTCTTAAAAACATCTAAACTCATTTCATGTAATCCTCTAGCGTCATCTGCCTCGGCGGTACATCTTCCCATTCCACTCCGATATAGTCCAGCACTCTTCCCCAACCGAACTTCTCTCCTGTCTCTGAATCCGTACAACACCGATACATCCAGAATTCCCATTCTTTCTCATTGCGCTCCCGGAGTTTGTCAAACCGATGCGGACGTTCTTCTAGGTGGATGCCGAAACCGCACATGCTGCAGCCTGTCCGTTGTGCTCCGGTCGTATATAATTCACCGTCGCCAGTTTTTTCGACCTTTCCGTATATCTCCGGGACAATGCTGTCCAAAGGAACATATTCTTTGGGACTTCCGTCTGGGTTTCGTCCGTAAGGCTGTGCATGATATAGTTCCTCGAATAGCTCTATGTGGTCGTGATACCAGACATTCATGTCCAGTGCTAGTTGTAAGATATCCTGTCTCTGGAATATCGCAAACGGCGCTGATCTTGTCACGGTTTTTCCGTAATAGTTGCAGCCGTGCTCAATCAGTGCCTCTTCGCGTTGCCCACCTTCTGATGCCATCATTCCAAGATACGGTGCACTGTTGTGAATCTTTGCCCAGTCGTCGCATGGTTTCTCTTTCAGCCAGTAGCAGCATTCGTTAGATATTTTGATATCCGGATCCGGTTTTCCGTAGCAGACGCCTTCGTTTTCATTTTCGTAGCCGCCAAACAGCTTTAACTATTTCTGTGGCAACTGCATTCTGCTGTTCTTGGCAAAATGTCCCTGTTCCCCGCATTCTCCAGTTATGATCGCATGGCGTACTGTTTTATTATTCTCTGTGGGATTCTGTAAAGTATTGATTCTTCCGGCTATTTTCTTGCTGATCGCAGGAAATCCAACCTCATTCAACACCTGAACTTTGCTTTTATAAGGTTTCACGATTTCTAGCCCCAGTGCTCTATGTACTTTCTGGATACTCTTATCTTCCAGAACCGATACTGATATTCCTGGAATCTTAAGTCCTATGCTCATTAGCCAAATATATAGTGTGATACTGTCCAATCCTCCTACACTGACATGTGTGCTTCTATCCCGGCTTAGCATTTCTTCATAGAACTCCCATGCTCTGTTTCTCTGACGTCTAAGCTTCACTGGATAATCTAACCTCTGAAGAACAGTAAACCGTCCTCTTTGTCGAATCTTCTTTTGTCTCCATTCTTCCATGCTCATGCTTGATCACCTATCTTCTCCAACTCTGCCCACACTTCCGCTCTCTTTTTACTCGCTCGCGCGCTTTTTGGGTCGATGCGTCTTCCTCTTTCGTAAAAGGTGCATTCTTCCGGCTTCTGCAATCGGCATCTTTCGATGATCGATGAATAATTGCAGCCATTGACTGCATTTCTTGCGGCTCGGAATACACAGGATCTGCATCTCTTTTTGGGTTTGCCTGGTTTAATCACCGGTTCTTCTTCCATAGGCTCTTCTTCTATTTTCCGTTTCTTCCTTGCATCCCGGTTGATCTTGATGCCGTATTCTTTCATTCTGACGGACATTGTACTGGTTGATATGTTTAATTTTTCGCATATCTCTACCTGCGACATTCCCTCATCTTCCATTCTTTGAAGCAATTCTCTATCGATCTCTATCTTTCTGCTGCCGCTGATACGCATTTTCACGCCAGAAGCCTTTAGCCATCCGCTTATCGTCTTCGGAGCAAGCTTATATTCATGTCCCAGCTCCAGCAGTGTTTTACCGGATTCGTATTTCTTGATCAGTTCCGGCAATATTTCCTCTTTATTTTCAATCACATTCATTACCTCTCCCATTCAGTATTTTTAATGATTATCGGCATTTCCATGCCGTTTTGTTATTTACTTTCTGCATCTTCTTTGAACATTTTCATGAGCAAGCGTACATATTCGTTATTTTTACTGCGTGTGGCATGGATTTTGTGACGCTCTGCCAAATCGGCATATTCTTGCCATAATTCTTTGTTTTTGACCTCTTTGCCAGAGGACTTACGCCACTCTGCACGTTTCCACTTCTCTACATTTCCCGAATTTAGCGTGTTCGTCACAAAATTGGATGTCGTGTAAACCTCAACCGAACAGGGAACCTTCAAAATGTTCAATGCTTTTACCGTGGCAAGGATGACACTTCGATGCCAAGTCGTATTCTGTTCGAATCCTGTCACGGTGCGGATCTCTTTACGCCCCTTTGTGGTGATGTATTCCACGACAACTCCGTAGTTTCCGTCTTTTACGGCGGGACCTGCGAGCGTTGTGGTGACGTAGATCTGAACCTTCATCATCGTGTCTCCTTTCTATTCGGATCATGGTGTACCTGCGGTACTTAAATCCGGTGTATGGATTGATGCCCTCCCAGATCCGTGCTATGTAATATCCTTTTTTCGGTTTGACCTCTTTTTTCCAATGCTGCAGCTTGCGCTTTCGCACCGGTGGGAGCTGCATATTCCGGGAATGACCGTAGCTTGATTCTTTGAGTCTTGGTTTCTCCCTGGATCCATCGTCTTTTTTATCTCCCATTTTCGCGTCCTTTGTCAGATAAGCGGCTAACCTGGTCATGTCGTCATCTCCGAATTTCTCCGAGTCTCTGATGGTCTCTATGTAGATGCCACCTTTTGTCCAGGCTTTCCGCAGGATCTCTGCTGTTCCCGGTATGGCATTCACTGCCAGATGGATGTGCCAGGCTCCGCGAGTTCCCTTTTCGATATTTCTAATCCAGAACAACTCATATCCTCTTTTTTTGTATTCCTCCCGGACTTTCCGGATTGACTTTTGAAAATCCTTTAGAGCTGACTTCATGTCCGGCGGTCTGACACTAGGTCTGTAGGTCCATGTGGCGAAGGTGTCTCCTGGACGGAAATACTCCATCAGGTATGCACGGCATCTTCGCTCTTTGTTCTGCTTATTAATCTCTGCTATCTGTTCTTTCGTGGGTTTCTTCTTTTTCATCCGGGGTAATCCCCTACCCCCATATCTTCCATCTGGGATCTCAATATAATCAATCACGTCGCCCTTCCGGAAGGTTTGATATTTCTGGATATACATCTTCTTTTCTGTCCTAACTTTAATATTTTTAACGAGTGTTTTACGGGGCATTTCACCCCGCATTTACTTGACATTTAGGACTACAAGATGTAATATATACATAGGTGTTTTGTGGTTACATCTTGTAGCACAAATGAGAACGCATCCGGCTTTTCCGGGTGTGTTTTTTATTTCTGCATTTTCCAAAGTCCGAACTCTTCTTCCAGACCTGCTTCTTCGATCACAACCCAGATCGCTATGTACCGGAGTCTTTGGTTCTCCACATCATAATCGGAATATCCTCTTTCCTTGGCATGAGTGTAAGCTTCCAGTTCTTTACGCCCACGATCGAATATGATAGTCTTCAGGTCTGACAGACTCAGATCATGTTCTTCACTGAACCTTCTCATCTGATTCTTCCTTATTGCTATGCCAGATTGCTTCCAGAATACGATCAAGTGCTTTGTCGATTCTTTCTTCAACCTCTTTTTTAAGCTCCTCTTCGTTCTTAAGTCCTCTTTTCACCAATTCCATAACTCGTGCTTCAGCTTTTTCTTCTGTCATGCCAGGCTGATTACACAAACATTTCTTCATTGCTTTTACCGTTCCCGAAAATTCAGCTTCTACCTGCCACAATTCTCCCTGTATCTCTGTTATGCTTTTTTCTGTTTTAATCATCTTTCTTTCCTCCTTATGCTTATGAATGAATTCTTTCGTAGCTTTCATATTCCACGCCGTATCCGGCATCCATGATAATATTCCACAACATTTCAAACTTCTCCCGCTCGATCTGGTGGCTCAATGTGCCGGGTGACAGCATTTCATATCTCTTCCGCTGCTTTACAGCGGCTTCAAACATCTTTTCTTTCACCAGTCCTCACCTCTCTTTCTTACCTGATCTCCGATCAGTGTCACTCCCATGCAGATCAGAAGTGCAATGATGTACGGCCAGAGTGATGCATTCGGATTAGACCTCTCATAAGCACCACATACACACCATCCTGCCAGCATTCCGGCTGTGATCATTCTATATCCGATTTTTCGCACTCTTCTTCTCTTCATAATCTGCACACCTCTCATTTCTCTTGCGATCAACCATGTTGCAGCGAATACAGCGTCGGCAATTGTGACAATCATGTTTAATAGAACCCTCTCTGAATTGATCTGTTTTCAATTCTCTGTTGCTCCTCTCGCCATTTTTCAAATTGCTTTGTAAAAAATATGATCGGGCTGTTCCTCTTGGTAGGATTCACCTTTTGGGCAAAGGTCTGACCTTTTACCCGGTAGGCATTCAGGAGCATCTGCTCCGGGAATCCCATCTCTACCAGTTCTGATGTCTTCATTACTTCTTTTGGGTATTCCAGCATTACATCTCACCTCCTACGTTACTTCCTGTGTTTCCAGTTTCTTTCTCCACTTCCGGTTCATGTAAGCCATACCTTCTGCTCTTTCGATAAGGCTGTTCTTGTCCTCATCGTCCATATCTTTCAGGTTCTCAGCCAAACGCTCCATGACCTGTTTTTCTTTTTCACTCATTTTCTTCACCTCTTCCCTGTATTGACTTTTATGTTGCATGCTCCTATCCTTTAATTACAGACTCCCGTCAGAGTCGAGTAAACGTGAAAGGAGGACCTTACATTGAGAAATGAACGATTAATTGACAAAACTATTGAGATTACTGTTGCTAAATTGTCTGGAACAAGCTCTCCAACAAACGAAGCTTCTGGAAAAGCTGTCGCAGATTTTATGCAGGAAATCTACAACAAATTGTCTGAACTCAGCGAAGCTGATGATTAATCACTTTGTTCTGGCGGACACAAGCTCCGCCAGAGCTGTTATTAAATCCGGCATCGTTCCGCAATCGTTTGCTTTTACATCTCGTTCATCCAACTCATCCTGTATGAAATCACACAGTTTTTCGATCGTAGAATCTATCTTTTTCATTTCTATCACCTCTTTTCTATTTAATCCATTCTTCTACAGTCTTCTTGGTTACCAATCGGATGCACTGCTTTATCTCTTCTTGAGTTGGGGCAGTGTAGCCTTTATCTACCATGAAATAAATCATCGCTTTGAGTATTATTTGTGTTCTCCAGCTCTTAATTGCAAAGAATACTGCTATGCAGATTATTATTGCTGTCCACATTTTTTTCTCACCTCTCTTTACCGCTACCATCGTCCGATGCATTTCATTATCCTGATCACAAGTGATACAACGCTAAGTCCCAATGCGATCAACGAAAGAATATTTGCTTGGCGTCTTAACCTTCGCGCTTCTTGTGTCAGTCTTATCGCATCTTCTAAATCTTTCTTTATTTTTTCTTCTTCTGACCGAATTTCTCTTTCACAGTAATCACATTTCATATTCTCACCTCGCTTTGTGTTGTGCTTGTCCATAACTTAATTGTATATTATCACCGCCTATTTGTGATGTCAATAGTTTTTTACAACTTAGTTGTGTTTTGCTATTGACTTTTGTTATATGCTGTTTTATACTTCAACTAAAAGAAGGGAGAACAAAATGCAGACTATTAACGATAGAATTGGGATTGTTTTAGAGCGTTCAAAAAAAAGCAAAACTGCTTTTGGCGAATCATTAAATGTCTCTCAGCAATACATTTCCAAACTCGTAAAAACTGGAAATCCAAGTGAATTATTGATTAACGATATATGTGAAAAATATCATATAAGAAAAGAATGGCTACTGAACGGAACGGAACCAATGGAAATCAATCTAACCAGAAGCGAGAAGATTACGGATTTTGCAGCCGACCTGCTGAAAGATGAAGAAGACTCTTACCGCCGCAGGCTGATCGAAGCACTTGCGTATCTGGATGAAGAAGAATGGGAACTACTGGAAAAGATTTCCGAAAAGGCCGCGCATAAAAAGAAAGACCAGGCACCGCGCGCCTAGTCAATCAACCTTTTTATAAATCTGTAAATGAGTTGTAGCTTTTCATGATCATTTACAGTTTGAATTAATTTTGTAATTTCTTTTTTAAGCTCTTCCATGTACGCACCCTCCGTTCCCATACAAACGCACGTCCGAAATTCCTTGAATCCATATTACCACTATTTGGTATAGAAAGAAAGTATTTTATCGAACATTTGCTTGTTTTTATCTTTTTTGTTGTCTGTTTCTATATATACAGACAACTGGAATGTTGGGAACTGTTGGAAATACATGGAATCGTCCCAGATGTGGGACACTATTTGAATTCTGACTCAAAAAGGTCTGTTATATGAACATGTAGACCTTGGGCAATGCATTCAAGTGTATCAAGCGATGGAGACACCTGACCATTCATGATCCTGTTGATCGTCGACTTAGAAACTCCTGTAACAATTGATACCTGACGCACGGACATATTCTTTTCGTACATGATTTTGTCCAGAGTCACTTTCATGGAATCTATTATAATATATTTTTTCACCAGCGTCTGCTGGTAAATTGTGGTAAACAGAAAGAGGCTCCTCCAGTGGAGTCTGGAAGAGCCCAAGAGCTTTTAACGAAGGTACGTTTCAATAAAAGCATATTCAGAATAGCATATTAATTAACATATTGCAATACCTGTGGCATTCTGCCACCAAAAAAACGTTATAACCGCATTTGCGATTATATATATGTTGTGTGTACCATTAAATACAAAGGAGTGAGAAAACTATGGGACTAGGCGATATTTTCAAAGCCGGACAATATAAAAACGAAATCGAAGCTTTGAAACAGGAAAACTCACAATTACAAAGCAGTTTAGAACATGCGCAGTCTTTATTGACACCAGAAATGCAGGATGCACAGAAATTACATGTTCTGATCGATAATTTAAAACTTCAAAAAAACAACCTCGAAAACGATATTCATAATATCGAAGCCGACATCTCCCGTCGTGTATACAACATTGGAAATCTTGATTCCGAGATCAAAAAACGTGAACAACAGATTATCGATTTGGATGACGAAATTCTTGTTCAGGACTTTGGACTATATCGTCCGCATTATGCTTTTGCTAATGCATTGGATTATAAAGAACGGCTTGCAGATATACGTTCAAAACAAAAGAAGCTTATCAAAGATAAGAATGCTGTTTCCGGAAATACCAACTGGCAAGTAAATGGTAATGCTTCCAAGGGCAGAAAAATGGTGAATGATACACAAAAACTTCTGCTTCGCGCTTTTAATACAGAATGCGATGAACTTATCAGCAAAGTAAAGTACACTAATTTTGATGCTTCTTTAAACAGAATCTACAAATCTGCTGAAGCAATCTCCAAGCTCGGTACTGTTATGGATATTTCTATCAAGCCTGGTTATTTAAGGTTGAAGGTAGAAGAATTAAGACTCGCTTTTGAATATCAGCAGAAAAAGCAGGAAGAAAAAGAAGCTCAAAAGGCTGCTCGTGCGGAACTTCGCGAAGCTGCTAGACTCCAAAAAGAGATAGAAGCTCAGCGAAAAAAAATAGAAAAGGAACAGGTTCACTATCAGACCGCCTACGAACATTTATTAAAGCAGTTAGAGCAAAATCCGGATGATATTTCTCTTTTATCTAAAAAATCAGAGCTTGAAGAACATCTTACCGATATCGATAAAGCTATCAAAGACATCGATTATAGAGAAGCTAACCAAAAAGCCGGATATGTATATGTAATTTCAAACATTGGGGCATTCGGTCCTGATGTTTATAAAATAGGTATGACAAGACGTCTTGATCCACAGGATCGTGTCGATGAACTTGGCGATGCATCTGTTCCGTTTAATTTCGATGTGCATGCTATGATTTTTTCTGATAACGCTCCTGCACTCGAAGCCGCTCTGCACAGAGCCTTTGAAGACCGCAAACTCAACATGGTTAATACTCGCAGAGAATTCTTCCATGTTACTCTCGATGAAATTAAAGATGTTGTAAAAAAGAACTTCGATAAAACAGTAGAGTTTATAGATGTTCCAGATGCAGAACAGTATAGAATCAGTCAGAAAATGAGAGAAAAATAGCCATATCGGCGAAATCACCGAATTGGTTGAAGATAATAAAACCGCCCCTGCGCCAACAGGAACGGTTCTGGAATACATCCGAAGATGATCCACTAATTGCAAAAATATTGTATCATCTTCAAACAGCCTTTGCAAGCGGGCATTCCGCTGGCTGTTATTTTTATACACATTTTTAGGAGGTGATACAGTGGCAAACAAGAAATATACCCTTGGATCAGACGGATACTACCAGACAAAAGTCTGGGACGGTACTTATACCAAGAGCGGTCATAAGCACCGGATTACGCTTCGCAGTGCCAAAAGCAGTCGTGACCTGGAACGTCAGGTTGCTGAGATGAAAGCACAGGTGGAAGCGCGTAACTTCGTTCGTGACACCAATATCCTTTTCATTGACTATGCACGTTCCTGGAGTCTCGTGTATAAGGCACGTACCTCCAACAATACCAAGCGGATGTACGATAACATCATCGAGAAGCATTTCACCGCTCTGGGTGCAGTCAAATTAATGGATATCCAGAGAATCCACATCGAGACACTCCTATCCAATGCAGACGGTCACGCACGTACTCAGCAACAGATACTATTGACCTTTTCACAGATTCTCAAATCTGCGGTTGTGGACAAGCTTCTCGCTGCCAATGTTGCGGAAGAGATTCTGTGGAATACTGATAAGGTCAAATACAAGCCGAAGGAAAACCGTGCACTCACGCCAGCAGAAAAGAAAGCTGTCTTTGAAGCAGATTATAAATATGCTGCTGATCAGGCTTACTTGTATCTGATCTACGGATGCGGACTCCGCAGAGAGGAATGTGTGGCTCTCAGTGTATTTGACTTTAACTTCAAAAAGAGTGAACTGTCCATCTCCCGCGCTTACGAATATATTGTGAATGATGCCGGGGAAAAAGGAACAAAAACCTGGAACTCTGTTCGAACTGTGCCTATCCCCCATAAAGTCTTACCGGTGATCCGTGACTATGTAGATTCTGTCAAACGATCAGGACGGACTCAATTATTCGTTACGATGAAAGATAATAAACCTTTCACTAAGTCGGCTTATGACCGGATGTGGGAACGCATCCTGACCTCTATGCAAGCTGTGTGCGAAGAAAAGATAGTTGGTCTAACTGGACACGTATTCCGGCATAACTACTGCTCTTCTCTTTGTTACCAGATTCCGAAGATATCCATCAAACGTATCGCTGAACTTATGGGTGATACCGAAGATATGGTAATGAAAGTTTATTCACATATTTTAGCTGAAAAAGAAGACGTGGAGGGCGCAGTGAACGCTGCTATTAATTTCTAAGAACATGAGATATATTTGTCTCATGTCCTTTTTTCTGAGACACTTCTGAGACATCTCATTTTTCATGAGACCATTTTGAGACATTTAAACAATATTACTTTCGGCAAAATCACTTACCGAAAAAACACAAAAAAATGGCGTAAACCCTTGTATTTACTGAGTTTACGCCATTTGTCTTAAGTGAGCGTGCGGGGATTCGAACCCCGGACAACTTGATTAAAAGTCAAATTATCCAAACGCCCTCTATGCATTGAATTCGCACCGTTTCTAAGGTCCCATCTGAGACACAAATGAGACATGTTGAATCTTACCATATTTCTGTTGCCGTTGTCAACTGCTGCCATCGATCAGTTTTTTAGAATGTTTTCTCTGCTGATAGAATTTCCAGTCCAGCTTTCCACGCTGCCGGTCCTACTTGATTCGGATCTTTCGTGATTCCTTTTGCTTTTTCTAATTTTTCTGTCTTTTCTTCTGTATCATCTCCAAATGAACTATCTACTGCGGTGTTATATCCGGCGGCGCACAGGATCTGCTGCCATACTCGCACTGCTGATCCAGTCATTCCTTTCTTTAATATAGGCATACTTGCATTCACGGTTATTTTCCCTCCTGTTCCGCTTGATGTGCCAGTTGATTCTCCTGCGTACTTTCCATCTTTTACGTTAGTTGCTGTGTGCTTCGCATCATTCAGCAGAATGTCACCACGTTTCAGATAGTCTGGGCTCTTTAGATACTTTGATGCTGTTAGAATTTCAAATCCAGCATTCTTCAGAGTATCTCTCATGTACCAGGTGCTTGTGATTGGTACATTCTTCAGCGCTTCAATACCTAAGAGATATCCTACTGCCTTGACATTCGCCATCACTCCAGCTGAGCAGTCTTCCTCACATGGTACGGTTATCTTAGATGGATCATATCCGACCTTCTGGAGCTGCGACCAGTATGTAACTCTTTCATCTTGGTCATACCCGATTTTGTCATTCTTCGCCGCTTTCACGGCAAGCTCTGCAATCAGTTCTCTGACCTTCGAATTCGGATGTCTGATCACGCAATTCCACGGTCTGTCATACCAGGATCTCAGATACCATTCTGTGCCGGTCTGATCCCCAGCTTTTCCCCCACGATAACCGCCATTCTCATCATGGCCACTATTTGATATTAGACTCATATTTTCTCCTTTCCATGCAAAAAGAGCCCGGATCTCTCCAGGCTCAATCATTTTCATTATAAGTAAGCGATTACTCGCCCCCTGATTTTAATTCTTCCACTGCTTCTTCCGGCAATTCCTCTGTCATATCTTCCAGGAACTTCTGTACCCATTTCTCAATCTTTTTCGACACCGGAAGACCGCACAGTGTCATGTTCTTTAAAATACTGACTGCTTCATATAATATAAACAACAAACAGAAAAATTCGCAGATCCCAAGCTTCTGGATTCCGATGATCTGTATGTACTGCTCCGGAATCATGCCCACTATATTAATATGCATGATCACATCCGTAGCCATTAAAAGGCATACCGAGAAGAGCATAGCTGCCTTACGAATTGCTCCATCGATGCCGACGCAGCTATTGAATTTATGCTCCTTGATTGCCCGGAGAACACCCAGAAGCGTGTCCAGCGTCACCGCAATCAGCAGGATCCGAATGAATGAGTTACTTGATAATAAAAACAAAATCTTTTCCATCATATTAATCGTCCTTTCTAATTTTTCGTACAAAAATAAGACCTCTAAGGTCTTGCTCTAATCTCCATATATGATCATCCCTATTTTTCCTGTACTTCCTCTGTCACGAGTTCTTCCATTCCTGAATCAATCAGGATCTCTTTTACCTTATCCTTTAAGAGTCTCGGTACCTGTGCGTAAGTCTTCTTTTCTAACATAATCCACTGTGCCCATAACATTGCTATCATTTCTTTACCTCCTGAATTTTGTAATAATATGAATAAATTTGTTAATAAAGTTACCATTACTGATATACCAGCTCGGACATTTCAAGAATGCATCCCTGAAGCATGTCAACAGCCTTTTTCAGCTCAGCATTCTCTGCTGCTAGAGCTTCCGTTTTTTCCGTTGGTGTCTCACCAACCTTATAAAGAATCACGCCAGTAATGCCGGCTGTGTACTTCACAATGGCATCCATGTTGGTGTAATTCTCATACTCTCCAAGTGTGGACTCGCGCTCTTTCACAACCATCTTTTTTGTCTTGGTCTGATCAGAAAACATGGTTTTCAAATCTTCCTCTGACGCCGAGATAGTCTTGATCAGAAGTCCTCCACCTGGCTGGATGTCCGCAGACTGGATCACCAGTTCCGTGGCATCATTAAATATGAGTTTCATTTCGTTTCTCCTTTCCGGAGTGGTTCTTAATTAAATGGCAATAAGCCAAGCTTTTTCCATCATGAATTACTGTGGACCGGAAAGCTGACTTCCAAGAAATCAGCCGCAGGAATGTCACCGAATTGGAGTAAATACACCCTGTTTGTGTGCCGGTTCGATGGTGGCGTATCTATGGCACTTGGAATCCGCTGTAAGGACGATGCCTCAACCGGCTGGAAAGATTGGATTCGTTTTATTGGCGGTAACGATTCCGGATCTGGCACAGATGTATATGTGGCATCCGTTATGATTTCCGGAGATACAATAACCGCTGCCGGTATCGGATCGCATGCATTGACATCCACGGGATGCCCTGGCGTAGATAGGATTATGTGCGAGATATACGGTATTATTTAGTCAGATCTGCAATCAATCATTGCATATAAGACATGTGCAGATACGAATCCACTACCATATGCCCATATAGTTACATTTCCATCATCTTTTACTTGTTCGGCAGATATATTAATTACATTAATGGTCGCAGTGCCGCTTTTGTACTCCATAGAAACAATTGGAACTGTACCAGCGAATTGCTTTCCAACATTAATTGTAGTGTACATCCAACGTGAGTCATAATATTGCAATAACACTTTTTTGCGGTACGTTTTATCTGCAATCTTGCCATTTAATTAAGAACCACTCCTTTGAATCTAAAGTTGATAGTTACTATATAAAAGCGCATAACAAAAGCACCCGACCATTAGCCGGATGTATTGACAACACGGAGATTAAAGGAGAGTCTCCTTTCCTCATTTATTTTTTGTATGTTATGCACTTAAATATTTCTTGTGATGGTATCTCACTGAATCCTGATCCAACTGAGCATACCTTAATGTTGTGTCTGATTTGACATGACCTGCCATACAGGATGCTTCCTGTAACGGCATTCCCCTGTTTAGAGCGTTGGTAATTGATGTACCTCGGAACTTATGCGGGTACGCTTTCACGCCAACTCTTCTGCCGGTCCTACGAACAATATCTTCTACACCTTTGTCGGTCAGTCTTTCATGCGGTGATCTGAGCGACACGAACAGTGCTGGATTCATATCTGTTCGACTCTCCAGATATTCCAGCAGGTACATGTGAGTACGTTCATTCAAATAAACAACTCGTTCCTTGTCGCCCTTACCACATACAATCAGATCCTTTGTGGAAAATCTGATGTCGCCCCGGTTCAGCTTTACCAATTCTCCAACTCTGACAGCTGTGGAATATAGAAATTCCATCATAGCCTTATCCCGAAGCGTCCGGCATTCTCTCAGAAGTTTCTCCCGTTCTGCATCAGTAAACGGCTCTCTCACCCTGATTGGAACCTTGATGTCTTCCACCAACACCATTGGATTTTTTCGGATCCGATCTCGATCACGCAGCCACGAAAAGAAGCTGCTGTATATCGACCGCACGCCCTTAAGAGTACTGTTCTTGATATTCCTGATTCTCTTGTACGCTCTCATGTAATTCGATATATCTGAATCCGTAATGTCAGCTACTGCCTTGTTGATGTATGACAACAATCTTTCCAGTTCATACCGGTATCGGATGGTTGTCGCTTGGCTCTTCCCTTCCAGAGCCTTGGACATCAGAAAGTCTTCCAGATCCCCTTGCCAACTATCATCCAACACCATCAGCTCACTTCTTGGCTGTAGCTCGCATCCATCAAACGTAACTCTGAGAGCTGACTGTAGTTCTCGAAGCTGTTCTTCTGACAATATATCCTGCATCCGCCGCATTACTTCCATAATCTTTTGCTCCATTCGCCACACTCCTTTTTAATTTGAGTGTAGCATATTGCCATCCGCTTACTTAATTAAATGGCAATAGCTTTATAAGAACGGAAATTATATCTGTAACAGTTAATGTTCCCGCGGCTAAAACAGCTGGCGTGTTCAGTACACCGATACCGCCTGATGGATTCGAGCTGGTTGCTGCCATCCCCACGAATGCTAGCGGTTCTTCATGCACTTGGGCGACATGCAAAGCACAATCTGACGGGACTGTATATGTTGCAATGAGAAACTGGACGACATCAGCTGATAATATTCATCCGGAGTACACAGCGGTCTATCTTAAAAAATAGATCCATCATTCATACACATATACCATTCTATAATTAATACGAATGCTTCCAGAAACGACCGCACTGAAATACTGATATATAGAACCTTGCCAGTTTTCCGGTGCGTAGAATTGTACGGCTTTGCTTGCATCATCTCCGTTAAATGTGGAGATACTGAGCCGAGTTGTATTGACTGTTACGCCAAAATAATCTTTTAATTGTTCGGCAGTAAATAACGCAATATAATTTTTACCTGCTCCTTCTCTAATCACAGAGCCGGATATAACTTTGACTTTTCCGCCAAGTAATGTATACTCCTGATAATCAATTTGATTTTCTATAAGCTTTCCAGATTTGCCATTTAATTCAGCAAGCTCTGTTTTCAAAGTGTCGATATCCGGTTCAACTTCAAACAATCGCTTTACCTCTGTAATGTTTAATCCATTGATAATCACTTGATACATCGGCATATCTGCAATGTAATCTCCTGCTTGAATACTTCCCTCTGTATATTCCGGAACTGCCGGATTGGACTCTGCCGGTGTTCCCTGGATGACTTCCAGATTAAGGCTTTCTGTTTCGTCGTCTCGATTCTTTTCATATCTGGCAACAATTAAGTCAATACGTTTCATGCCCTGACTACCATTGATGATGGTTAATGAATCGTAAGTATTCTTTTTAATTGATGCAGCGCATCCCTGATGCATCAGCACTCCATCTCTGATCTTAATTTCATTGTTAGAAGAAACTTCTGCTTCCATTTGCATGCCCGTCTTCAATACGTAAGATCCTGGGCCTACAATGCCTTGATTGACGTCTCTTTCCTGTTCCGATGTCACATGCTTCTTTCCTACATATCCAGTAATAATCTCCATTTAATTATCACCCTCCAATTTATATTCAACCTTTTCTTTCCCAGAAGATATTGTCCAAATCTTCCTGCCAATCGGCTTTTTCATGCTTATGCCCGTCAGGTAGTCTCTTCCACCTACGATATCTCCTATATCGATATTCCCTTCCAGCTTTGTCATAGTCATGTTGTATGACATACTGGATTTTTTCGACTCCAGCTCCTTGATTCCATTTTTGATCAAATCATTTTTTTCTGATCCGCTGCTATCGTATATAGCTGCAATTTCTTCGCTACCCGTAAAATGCTGCTGTGTCTGCGAAATTTCTCCGTTCTGATCAACATATAGGTGGACAACTATCCTGTCTTTTAGGTCTCCCTTTCCCAGGCAGATTAGATGATTGATTCCGCGTCGATTGTCATCGGTTGTGAAATTCATATTGTTATCGTTCGTGAATTCGTACTCTGATGACAGGTCATTAATCGGAACTGCTCTCACCCTTACATATCCGGGCATTCCGACATCGCCTTCCTGATATCTAATGTCTAAACGATATCCTACAGATTTAAGCATCTTGGTCAATCCACTATGGAGCGTACAGTATCTATCAAACTGATAATTCGTCACGTTAACACCGGTATCTGTTTCGACGCCGTAAAATAGCCTTGGAAACTCAGCTTCAACCTTTGCTTTAATGATCGAATTAAGCTCCCCTGACACTACAGCGTAATCCTGCCCGCTCGACGGCTGTATGATTTTTTTAGTCATCATGCCTCGCCAGGTGTCACCCTTTGCACGGATGATATTCGCCGATGTGTCTGTACTGATTTCCCGAACAATTCCACCATATTCCGTATCTGGCGAAAATACCCTGGCTCCGTATCCGATGGATCCATCCCAGTTCCAACGCTTCAGTTCGATCTCAAAATCATTGATGCTGTCCTTTTCATCTTCTCCTATTTCAAAATCTATGTTAGCGTTCCGGATATACCCCAATTGTATGCCATACGGATTTGTCTTTATCAGATCCACTTCGGTACGCTCCTTTCTTTGAATATCGTAATATCAAACCCAAATGCTCCGCTCCAGCTCACCAAAAGATCGCCTGAAGGGATTTCCGCAAACACTGAATTTCCTGCTGCTTTCTTGTAAAAGATATTTTGCTCCGTTCCATTCGCAAGCCTCTTAATAATCGTCTTTTTTCTCGAATCAATTACAATATACTCATTCACTTCCAGTGTGTCGTAAATCTGATAGACTTGTCCATTGATTATTATTCGTGGATTCGCACACGGTCCGTAAATCGTCATGTGGAAATTATTGCTTCTGTAGTGATCTACATACCAATGTTCAGTTCCGGATGACGGTTTCGAATAGTCGTAAGCATAATCATGCGGATAATCCAGATATTCGTAAGGTTCTCCTTTATCCGCCGAATCCGGATAAAAACTTTTCGTTTGCTCCATTGTCCACATCGGATATGGACAATAAACACTAACTTTCATATCCGTCCAACAATTTCTTACAGACGATACTTCTGTAGTTATTTCATTAATATAGCAGTCAATATAATAGCTTCCAAACCATATTCGTCCTGGAGTGAGATTTACAACATCGTACTCAAAACAATTGGTCAGCTCGTCCATCTTTGCTTTTCGCTCTTCCAGCGGTCCACGAAATGTTAGCGTGGTCTGATATGTTTTTGGTTCTTTTTCAAATCCATAAACATCCACACCCATCTGCTGATCTGTTGTCATCGACTTCCATTGATACTCATGGAAAGAACCGGATGTCGCTCGCATCCGGTCCCCGATCAGGTTGTACTCTTTTCCATTTGAGCATACATACTTGATTTCTATCATGCAAATACAACCCCCATATCTCTCAGCGCGCGGACTAGCTCGCGCTCACTAAATGTTCCATCGTTTCTTCCATTTAGGATTGCTCGTAACAACGCGATCAGAATATCCAGACGATTAACCGTTTCCTGGTCGGCATCTCTGGATACGTTTGTTGTCCCCTGCATATCATAATTAAGACTCGCATTCGCGAATGGGCTCATTGCTACTGCACGTATCTGGTCAACTGCCGAATTCACTGCCGGAAGATCGCCGATAATACCTTTTGCGAAACCTGCATCAATCATCTGTCCGACATAGATGCCCCAGCGTGATGGAGAATGAATTCCAAAGAATGACAGCACATTATCTTTGAAACTTCCAAGAACGCCTTTTACCGCATCCCACAGCATGTGCCCTGCGTTCTTAAGTCCATTCGCAATTCCCCGGATAATATTATGACCAACCGATCCCCAATCGACATTCGAGAAAGTCGACTTTATTCCCGTAATAATCTGTGGTATCTTTCCGACCAGTGTCGGTATTGCTCGGATGAGTCCTGCTGCCAATTTTCCGATAATCTCAATTCCGGTCTGTAAAATCTGTGGCAGATTCTGACCTACTGTTGCCTGAAATTTTATCATAAGTTGCGCCACTGCAACGACAATCTGTGGTAGATTATTGATAATTCCATTTACGATATTTAGCAACAGTTGTGCGCCAGCTTCTAATACCATCGGTAATGCCGGTAATATGGCATTCAAAAACTGAATAATAAGTTCTCCACCCATCGTTATAAGCTGCGGCAAATTCTGCAGTATCCCGTTTATGATATTTGTAAGCATTTCGACTCCATCCTGCAACAAATTTGGGAGCTGTGTGTGAATTCCGATGCTTAATCCACTAATCATATTGCTTGCCATTTCATAGAATTGTGGTCCTGCTTCCACAATTTGTTCCTGCACCTGCGGTACGAATTCCATCAATGCCGTTACAATCTGCGGTATAAGAGTTCCTATAAAGCTCACAAGTGCTCCCGGAAGTGCTGATAGCACATTCCATACTGCCGGAAGAAGATTTCCCACTACAAATGTAGTAGTCGTCTCTGATAATGCATTCAAAGCCGGTTTTACATCCATTCCCAGCGCAATCTCTCCCATGACATTCTTGGCTGCTGCCTTCATGGAATCGAACGATCCCGCTAAGGTTGTCGCCGCTTCCTTCGCAGTTGTTCCGGTAATATCAAGCTGCCCCTGAATAACATGGATTGCTGAATACACATCTGACAAATTATTGATGTCATACTTCACGCCAGTGATTTTCTGAGCGTCAGCAAGGAGTCGTTCCATCTCTGTCTTGGTACCACCATAACCTAACTTCAGGTTGTCCAACATCGTGTAATTTTGCTTCGCAAATCCCTGATAGGTGTTCTTAATGTCTTCCATGTTGGTTCCCATTTTATTGGCATTATCGGACATATCGGTCATAGCCATATCTGCTACATCTGCCGCCTTAGATGTATCATTGCTTAAGCTTGATAGGAGGCTTGCGGAGAAACTTGTTGTCAATTCCATGTACTCATTCGCGCTCATACCGGCTGTCCTATAGGCTTCCGCAGCATTCGCCTTAACCTTGTCAGCACTATCCTTGAATAGTGTCTCAATTCCGCCAAGACTTTGCTCAAGATTTGCTCCCTCACTGATTGCTGATCCTAGCGCTTTTCCAATTGCTGCAGTAGCAATAATCCCTTTTAACTTTCCAACTAATTTACCTCCAAACGAAGCCCCCGCCGGTTCTGCCTCTGGGTCTATTGCCTGCTGAATTTTTCCACTGATTCCCTGTGCAGACGGAATAATCTGCACATATGCTTTCGCAAGTTCTGTAGCCACTATTTATCATCTCCTGTCCGTCGTCTCCACTCGTCATCGAAGTCCTGGCCGGACTCAAATGTTTCAATGTCTCGTTCTTCTGTCTGTCCATCAAGTAGTGCCGCAATCAGAGACTTTGGTCTATTTACCCCCTTTGCTCCATCCGCACTGTTCAACCAAGCAAGTGCTCTGGTGTTGTCTGCGATTAGAGCGAGGATTGTCTGATCTGTTGTGAGCTTTGAGTTAGATATCCTCATTCCGATTCTCGAATCAGGCCTCAACCCACATGCAAAAATCCCCACCATGTGCAATGGTAGGGATTTATAATCATAGATGTGATACGTTTCTGCCAGATCGCAGATCAACGCATTTTCATCCGTATTTATCATGTGGGCGAGGATCATGAGTTTTTTGGTCCTGACTGATTCTTGAATATCTGCGTGATCTCTTCGATCATCTTCGCCGCAGATACTCTTCCTTTCTCATTTCTGACATGCTCCTTCAGGGCTTTCATCTGTTCCTTGCCAAGCAGCTGATTCGCCGCAATTGTAATTTTCGATGCATCTCCATTGTCAATATCACAGAGATTCTCCAGCAGCTCATAATTATCCAGATTCTCTTCATCCAGCTGGAATTCGAACCCACTTTCCGTAATGCCTGTAATCATTATTTTTCTCCTCCACTTTTCTTGATATATTCATAATGAGTCTGTCCTGTTTCATCCGGAGTCGCCTTGATTGTCGTTTCGTATCCAACGGCCTCTGCCTTATAGTTAATTTCTGAAACCTCTGTAATTGAAGCAGACGGGATTACAATTCTCTTCACTGCTCCTTTTAGAATCATATCAATGACCCATGCGCACGCTTCTGCTTCCTTGTTATTCGCCTTGATAACAATCCCACTTTCTAGATCACCAGTCACATTTTCGTCTCCATACACCGCCTTTAGCACGTCCACATTCAGCACTTCAATCAGTTTAAATTTAAAGCTGTCCTCTTTGCTAGTCTGTAGATTCAGCACCACATCTCCACCCCACGCTTTCGTGTTGTCTGTCTCTGGTGAATTCGAATTTGTAACCCCATCTTCTGAACAATAACCCAGCGCTTTAAATGCTGCATTTAATTCAGTTGTAGCATCGGTCGGAAGTTCGGTCCCTACCGGTGCCCGGAATATAGCGCCACCAACCTTCGGCTGTGCAGCACTTACATTTTTCACGTCTGACATTCTATTTCCTCCTTAATAATGGACAATATCGAATACCGCCTGATAACGGTATTTCTTGCGGTTTGTATCCGTGTAGTTATAATCGCTGTTTAAATCACACCTGCAGATATCATCCAGTTCTATACTTTTTCCCATTGCTTCTTTCACTCGCTCATTGAGCTCTGCTGCCCCATAAAGGGACATAGAATAAGACTGGATAGCTAGCGTCGCCCGTTTGATATGGTCTTCTGCGCCAGATCCAGTCTTTTCAATCAATACATATTCATTTCCGAGATTGTCTTCCTCTTCTAGCCTAACCGGTATTCCCAGGCTAGTTTGCAGATAATCCTTAATGGTTTTTTCCACCATGTTTTCCAACCGCCTTCAACAATCCATTATTTCCATCATCCCCATACACAGCTGTAACAGCTCTGGTCTGAGCCACATAAGTCTCTGTTTCGGATGCTGATGCTATTTTATTTGCCTGTTCCAGTAATACCGCCTGCATTTCTGGCGATTGCATCAATTCTCTGACACCTGCGCGATTCAGTTCGATTCTTACCTTGTTCTTACTCATACCGCTCCACCATCCACTTCTGATTCCAGGCACCTGGTATATTCTCATCAATTCCCTGCTGCGGGAGTCCGATCACCCTCCAGGACTGACCAAAAAAATCTACCCGGCAATCCTGCCAGGTGTGACTATCTCCTTTCGGGATTGCAATGTTGTATACTGCTTTCTTTCCAGTCAGGTTCAATGTGTCAAGAATCTCCGTGGTCGATGCCGGAGCCACTAGCACATTTTCAACTATCACTGGGGTTTCAGTGTACACTGGATGGTCAAATTCATCTGTACCAGACAGTAACCGTTCATACAGTTTAACCGGCATTCCTTTAATCATCCGAGACCTCCTTATCCGGAATATTCGAATATGGATTCGAGAATCCGATGTTGTTTCCTGCTCCCAGAATCTTCTTTTCCAGTTTTGTTAGGTATAATTCCCCACTTCCACCGGCACTGGTCCAGCTTTGCGAATATCCCAATGCCGACATTGTTCCTTGTGTCGCTCCAATCGGTATGCTCTCATCGCGATTTCCAATCGCCCGAATTACCATATTGCAAGATACGAGCCTCTTTGCATCTAATGATGCTTCGGCATTGTACGCATCGATAATAATCGCTGCATCTTCGAGTAATGCATCGCAACGCTCCATTTCTGATGTCTCCAAATACTTGCGTTTTATAATATCTTCAAATGTTGCATAAGCCATATTTACACCTACTTCTTTTTCGCTCTCGTTGCTGTCTTTCTCGTTGGAGTCTTTGCTTGTGGTTTTTCTTCTTTCTCTGGTTCAGGCTCTTTATAAGGCATAAAAATAGCGGGGTCTAGCTCTACGCCAGACTCCACTACAACTCCGGTATTTTTATACAAATACTTCATCCTATTCACCACTCACAATTTTCGCAAATGCGTTGCTGTCCATGATTCCAATTCCATATACAATCTCTGCGCGGATTGCGACCTGATTGCTTCGCTGAAGGTCTCCAAGTCCATCCGGATCACCATATTCAATCAGGTGTGCTCCAATGGATCTCTGCACTCCCCAGCGGAACGCATCAAACTGTCCTGTGATCCCAAGTAGTTTAGATGCAACGCTAATCTCATTCTTTGCTGATACTGTATCAGATACAGCAGCGTTCATTCCTGCAAAGTTGGTAATGTTCTGTCCGAATCCAAGCTCTGGATAGATTTTTCTTCCAGTTGTATCTCTCATGGTAGACAGTCCAAACGAAAGTGCCGGATCCATTGCAATTCCTGTCGGTGTATAACCGGCCGAGATTACAGTTCCTGCTGCCGCTTCTACCGCTTCATCGTACTTCGTGCCCACAAGTGTGGTAGACTGCTTTGTGTCAATCAAGCCTTCTTTTACAAGTTCTGACACTGTACCAGTCAACGGATTGATCTTATGAATACCTACAAGGTCCAGTGCTCTTCCAAGCGCAATTCCTGCATTGGATGCCAGATCCTGTAATACTCCAATCTGTGTATCCTCATCTGCCCACTGCACTTCCTGTGAAAATCTCATTGTCACCTGCAATTTGAACGGATTAACCGTTTTTGATGAGTAAGACGCCGGCGTTGGTGACTTCTGTGCCGCTTCTCCTACCAATTCTGCTTTTGGCGGTGCAGTCAGTACAAATACCTGCTGTTTGCCAAACTTCTGAGGTCTTGCCCCAGACAGCTGCGCCAGGGTCGAACCCTTCTGTGCTTTCTCAAAAATTCCTGTTGAAATCTCTGCCGGGATTTCAAAATCTGATGTAATTAATGCTGCCATACTCTTTATTCTCCTTTACCAAAAATCTGACGTGCAAATTCTCTCATTGCATCATCCTTTTCATGATGTTCTGTCGCACGTCCTCTGTTTCCCTTAGTTCCCGGATAGCTCTTCGGCTTCGCAAATTTCATAATTGCTTCTGCCTGCTTCTTGCAGGTTTCTTCATCCTCGCCCGTCAGTAATTCCACCGGTACACTAGTGTCTTTTGCTACTTTTTCTCTTGCCTGTCTCACAGTGTCGGCTTTTTTAAGCTTGTTTAGTTCAGCCTCCAAAGAGCTGGACTTCTCTTTTTCTTTCTCAAGATCTGTCTTTCCCTTTGCCTGCATCTCATCATACTTACCAGCCTTGTCCTTCAAGCTGTCATAGTCTGCGTATTTTTCACGTTCTCTTGCGAGGCGTCCCTCGATAATCGAATCCATTTCAGCCTGAGTAAATGTTTTATCGTCTGCCATTTTGTTTCCCTCCTGATTGAGTGCTTATAGTTACCGCATTTAAGGCATGCGTTGCCATAAAAATAACACGCATCTCTGCATGCTAAAATTATCTGTATTTAATTGCTATGTAAATTTGCATATAGCAAATACCGCAATGCAAATGATCAAGATATTCATTGTTGATGTAGCCATGTTCCATCACCTCCCGAAAAATAGGTATAAAAATACCGCTAATCATTGATATGATCAGCGGCTTGTTATTAAATAAATGGCGTAATTTCTTTTACTTCTTTCAAAAATTGTTTTGCTTTTTCTGCCAGTGAGTTTTCACACAAATATTCTATTCCTTTCGGTGTTATCTGGCAATCCGAAAACTGCTCTTTTAAATAGTACCCATCACCTACCGAAATATTAGATAATCCGGTGATATACCCATCATCTGACATATTTTGAAATATATACACCCAGTATCTGCGATTTATTTTAAATAAAGTTCCATCATACATAAGCATCTCTGGTTCTACCAGTTCTCCAGATTTTAGCTTCATGTATAGATATGCCAATATCTTATATACGATCACATAATAATCATCTTTTGCCATAGCATTTCTCCGATCAATAAAATTCAACCGTTTTTCCAGCGAATTTTTCATTACTTTCTATAGTTACCCAATTACGAATAGAGTTCAAATTGAATTTATATCTTCTATCATCTATTACAGCAGTACCCTCTGAAGCTGGTGGCATGAATTCATATTCACGATCCAATACTAATACACGGATTCCGGTAGAGCCTGCTTGAAAATCATCTACAATTTTATACTTATTACTCATTTTCTACCGCCTTTCTTGAATCTATTACTTCTTGTAGCTTCTGTTCATAGAAAGCAAGGTTTTTCTTTGTCACTTCTGTCTCTTCTATTTTTATTTTATACTTATCAGCAGCTGATATCAAGCGTTTCTGAGCATCTATCTCACGCCGTAACACGACTTCTTCTCTTGGATATTCCGAAAACATATTTTTCCTATCTTGTTCCGCATGGTACATCTCTTCCAATACATCCGACACCGTTGCATCGTCTCTGATAAATGCAAAATTTCCTCCTGCTATGTATGATGCATAGGCGCTTTGCGATTCAAGGTGTTTCTTTGCAACTTCTCCGCGAATAATTGCTCCTCCATTTTTCAGAAATTTCTTTGTCAGTTTATTGTATGTCGGCTTATCGATGATCTCTTGTCCCTGATCTCCTATTTTCCTCCGAAAAGATTCTGCATATCTTGCTCTTCTCATGGAATTTATCTTTTCTTTCGGTGTATTACCTTCCGCATTATAATATTCTTCCAGATATTTATCCGGATCATATCCAGCCACCGAGCTTTTTCCATCAAACCTTACAGCATATTCGCAATCGCAATGTGCATGGATGTGCTCGGCATGTCCATTCTTCAATGCTTTCTTCGACACTCGCTGCCATCCTCTGGATGCAAGCGTAATGCAGAAAGCGCAAGTGTCTCCATGTGGTACCCAGGCGAATTCTGCTCCATCTCTCCCGGCATTCTTTAATGTCGTATCTGCCCCGACCTGCTTTATCAGTCTGGCAATTGTCGCCGGTACATTGTTCTGTGACTGCTTCATTGTGCCGTGTATAGCTTTAGCCACCTCTCCATACTCTGGAAGTTCTGCCATTTCAGCCGTCGGAATTACGGCACCCTGCGCCGCCGCTGTAGCCTCATACATCTGGCAAGACAATGCTCCGATCGCCTGTCCATAATGTTGCGAAAGTGCAAACGCATAATCCAAAAGAGCTTTATCATTGCCAAAGCCATTTTTCTGTACCCACTTCTGCATCAGATCAGCCGCCGTCTCGCTAATCTGTGACATCTTCTTTATGTATGCCACCCACGCTTTCGTCGATATCTTCATCTTTAAATTCCTCCGTCAAAATGGATGATCCTTTCGCCCTCTGTTCCTGCGCACGTATTCTTCGGATGTCAGCCTGATCAAATCCGATCATTTCCAGGAATATATCCGTCTGTGCGAATCCCTCTCGCGCTGTCGCGATCTTAATCGCCGCATCCGCAGTAGATGCCACACTTGGCATGGCCGGATTCTTAAAATGTGCAATAATGTCTTGCGCTCCATCTTCCAATTCATCTGGAGTTGTTCCAAGCTCCACCGCAAGTGACATTCTTGCAATTCTGCAAAGCCCATCACCATTCGCCTTATTGAGCTGTTCAGCCATGAGTATCAAGGTCTGTGACTGTGCTATGATTGCTTCACTGGAGGTTGGATTGGCATCATTCACTACGCCAACGTCCGTCACAGTCAGTCCCGTTGCGGCTGAATATTGTGTAGCCAGCATACGGAGCATCTGTACATGAGGTTCTATGTTTCCTTGCGACAATTGCCCGAAATTCGGTTTTTCACCAGTCTCCGGATTATTTGTCCCCAGCAGAATGCTGCCAACATAACTCTTAAACTTATCTGCAATCAGAATATCATACTGCTCATCCGATACACCCAACAAATATTTCTGCGGTGAAGTTGCAAATTCCAGTCCAATCGTCGCATTCGCTACCGTCCGCACATATCCTTGGATCAATCTTCGAATAGGTTCTTTCAGCCTGGATTGTCCAAATGGTTTATCATGCGTGGCGTCCCAGATTAGAGCAACCATCATCGGCTCTCCAAATTCATGCGGATGCTGTGTCGCATACCACGTCCCACCTTCTCGATCCAGTTCCCATATATCTGTTTCTGTGTAGAAATTCACGTGTTCAGGAGACCAATTAAAATCTGATTCATCTCTTCTCCCATCTTCGAAAGCGAATCCGCATTTGATTCTGCCATTATACGCATCCCAGGATGCCGCTGCACAGTGTGGCGAATAAAATCGTACTTTCGCATCTCTTTCCTCTCCCGAAATAGCTGCAAATGAGCATCCGTATTTCAGCTCTTCTTTCACCGCTTTGTTATATTCCGTGATCAGGTGATTCCTCTTTATAATCTCATCCATATCTTCAGACTTTGTTCCATTCTCCGTCACGAAACCATCGAACATAGACCGCAAAGCTAATACATCTACCGTCTTTGCTCCCCAGGCGCATCCAATTTCCAATCGTCCAAGTCCTGACGGCAATGCAATGCCAAGGTTCACTTCATTCAATGTGATTTTTCCATTATAGTACCGGCGTTTCTTTCTGTTAGCCGATCTATGGTAATCGTATATGTATTTCACTTCATTCAGTTGGCTCTGTTCTTCCTCCGGAAGTCCGACTACCATTCCAAAATTCAGTTCCATTATCCTATCCTCATCTTTCTATTCGGATTTCGCTTTGATGTCCGACAACCCCACAGTGCCAACGCCGCCGCTTCGATCGGTATTGAATTATCACCGCCAAATCCCCATCCGCCCGATATCGGTCTTTTTACTGACGTAACAGCGGATTCTTTTAATATTTCCTGGTATTTATACCACGTCACCGTCTGTTCATTAACTTCCTGCACCAGTTGGCTCGCCGCTGCTATCACATCTTTTGCTGATGGCTTTATGATTGATTTCTTATATTTCCAGACCGACGTTATCTTGTCGATCAGAAAATCAACGCCATTTCGACCATCAATCACCACGCAGGACGCTTTCGTGTATCTCTGATTCAGCCAGTCCGCAAGCCACTGGATCCCTCTGTCGGTTGCCTTGATCTCAATCAGCGAAATACGTGCCGGTCCATCATCCGGGCAAACTGCTCCACATAATGCCACCATCGAACCATCGGCGGCAAATTTAATTCCATAAGCTGTTTTCCCCTCCGGTTTTTTCATCTCTGATGCACATTGCTCCCATTTGGCTTTATTAATGGCATAGTCCTGATCATTATTGATTGGAGACCACCACCCAAGTCGCTCTCTCGCAAATGTATCTTCATCCATCTGCTCGCACTCTGCAGCTATGGTCGTTTCTGTCATTCGTCTTCCAAGAGCCGGATTACAATCTGCCCATCGGTTTCTGTCAGTCACGTCTCCGATCTCTTCCGTGGAATACTCCGTCCAGGCTGTCGAACTACTCTCTCCATTCTTTGCTCGCTCCCTTATCTTCCTAAACACCGTACCTGTGCAGTTTTCATCTGGTGGCGTTCCGAGGTATATTGTCTGCGGATTCCTGGATGCTGATATCGCTGGCAAAAAAGATGCCTGCTGTTCTGATGTCAGCTCCTGCGCTTCATCGAATACCAGACAATCGCCATGCAAACCTCGACCGCCATTCCTGGTACGTGCTACAAATACCACCCTTCCGCCATTTTTTAATATGATCTGTTCTCTTCCGAGTGCTGCCTTGATTTCTTTTACATACTTTCTTAGCCCCCTGCTTTCAAACAATCCTTTCAATTCCATAAAAGTCTCTGTTGCCGTCTTCTGAAGATGTGCTGTATAGATCACCCATTCCGAATACATGACCATTCCAGATGCTATTCGTCCGGAAGTGTCCAGTGTCTTTCCATTTTGCCTCGGCACAGATAATCCGCATGTCGGTGCTGACCAGATATCTTCATTAGTGCGGCCCATCCAATCATTCAGCACTTCGCTCTGCCACGGATCTACAACCAGTTTTCCAACCGCAAGTATTCTCACTGCATCAGCTCCGTCTGTGTAATCATACTCCGGAACTATTCTAACGGACGGCGTCTGGCTTCCCATCAGCTTTCCTTGCTGAGAGGATTTCACCGATTTCGTCATCTTCTCTGTCAACTCCCTCAATCTCTTCAATCTCTTTGATCGTCTCTCTGTATTGTTTTGAAAGCTGTGGGAGGTACTTCGGACCAATAATCATGTCATTATTGCAATCATCTATTTGTTTCGCCAGGACTTTCGACAGATTCTTCAACTGTTCCAGTCGTGATCCTGACGTTGTCACCGTAGACATTTTCTTAATTCTGCCCACCTTAATCCACCTTTCAAAAATTCCCTGTGTGTAAATCGGCGCTGGACGGTTTGATACTGACGATGTGACAATGATAAA